GCGGGCTTTGCTTCGACTGATGAGGTCGTCGATGCGGGTGCGGCCCGATTGTAGCGCATGAGTCCGCCAAGATGACGGAATGTCGCGCAGGCACCGATACCCTAACGCCATGGCCATGGCACTGTCGTCATGTCCGCCCTTGGGCGCCTCGGGTGCAAGCTTGCCCGGTGGAATGGTCAGGCTGCGAAGCTCCATCCATGTCACTCGGTCCATGACCTTGACGACCTGCAGCGACTCGCGCAGGCAGTCGAAGGCCTCCAGCTTGCTTTGCAGGGTGGTGACCCAGGGCCGGTTCTTTGGGCTTCGCCACTGATAGCGGTATCCGCAGTGGGTCAGCTCAAGCAGGAACGCGTGTCCGTGGTTGTTCGACTCGGCCAGCATGAGAGCGTTGTTGTACCGGCTGGCGACCTGAATGCACCGGTGCGCCCAAGCCGCTGGGGTGACCTGGTTGCTTCGCTCGGTGTAGACCGGCTGCATCGTCGAGACCGACACGACGCACAAGGCCGAGTAGTCACCGCCTACACCGCCCCCGATGTCGACGCCCATCACGTAGCGGTCATGCGGGTGCGGCCCCTCGACCTCCCTGCCGTGCGCCTTGCCGTGTAGCTGATGCTCCATCACGTGGATGTCCTGCAGTACCTCTTCCCCGTAGTAGCCGCCCTCTCGTCCGAGGAAGCAGTCGTCAAGGCAGGCCGGGTACTCGCGGCGGAACTTGTAGGGGCCGAGGGTAGCGAGGTAGCGCCTGCGCCAAGCAAGCTGCCCGTCTGTCAGGCTGTAGGCCTCGGCAAGCTCCGCCTCGGTCTCGGTGCGCTCAAAGTCGTTGGGTACCAGGTCGCTGTACTTGGGCTCTTCCCACCACCAGTGGGTGATGAGGTGCCACCCGTTCTCAGGCGCTCCTGCGATGAGCTGACTAAACCGGTCGCCTGGGTTGTTGGCCGTGCTTTCGAGCATGAGCAGCCCGTCGCCGACTGCACTGAGCGCCTGAGCGAGCAGCTCTTCCTGGTCGGGTGCAAAGGCGAACTCGCTGAGCAGTGCAGCGATAGGACTGAACGAGCGCAGCCCCGTCGAGCTCCGCGAGGTGAATGCCTTCATGACTGCCCCGGTGTCTGCCAGGCGCAGTTCACCTTTGGCTCTGGTGTCGAGCTCGCGCCGCATGATGCTCGGCGGGTGGTGCATCCATCTGCGGTTGTCGTCGAGCAGTGCCGTGGCTGACTCGGCCCGGAGTGACACGAGGGCGAAGAGGGCAGCGGTGGGCGTCGCCGTCCACTGCTGATGGAGCACCATCTTGCAGCCCGTTGTAGCTGCTACCTGCCTTGCCTTAATGACGAGGATGCGACGGTGTCCGCGCTTCACCGCGTTGAATATCTTCGTCTGCATCGGCAACGGGGTGAAGGGCACCTCGCGCTTCGTGTCCTTGTCCTGTACGCGGTGCAGCCTGCAGAACCGTGCGGGGTCGCTCACCAGTCCGCGCACCTTGTCGTGCAGCTCGGCCGGTATGCTCGGCGAGATGTAGGTCATGAGTGTGTCCTCTCAAGACTGGCAGTCTACCACCCTGGCCTTGGGCGGGTACAGCTCTTCGAGCTGCTTGCAGACGTCCCTTGTGAGGTCAAGGTACTGCTCAGCCGTCATGACCTGGGGGTCAAACGAGTAGCCTACACGGCAGATGTCAGGGCGCTTGGCGTAGATGCGACACCGGCTGCCGTCGAGAAAGGTGCAGGCGATTGCACGACAGCAGGCACCGCAGCCCCAGCAGTCGAACTTGATGCCGTTCACCACTGCTCGACGAGCTTGAGAACGTTCTTAAGCTCTTCAACGTCTGGCGTGTCTGTCGCCCTCTCAGCCCGTGCTTCCGCTGCTTCCTTGCTCCATTCCAGCACTCGCCAGGCGCTATCGAGCTGCGCCTTGTTGGGGCTGCTCCGCCCCTGCAACGTGCCCTCGATGCAGCTGATGGCCTCGGGTGCGAGCTTCGCCACTGCCTCAAGAATTTGCTCGGTTGTCATGGGGATAATCACTGGTTTCTCCTGAATGCAGTGTTGACGGGGGTTCTGACCCTGCACGCCCGTGAACGCCGTGGGCATGGGGATAGTGCAGGGTGTGTAGGGTATATAGAGAATAAAAAATATAGAATATATATACCACTATATGTACGGGGAAGTGGGGGGAGTGGGCGCCCTCCCTGCACTATGGGCAGTAGATGGGGGTCTTGGGGCGTGCAGGGTCTGGAGGGGTGAAAAAGGCTCCTGACACCGACTTGACAAGGTTGGGACTTGTGGTCCAAGTGTCCCAAGGGTACAAGTGGGCCACCTGTCCCAATGGAGCCAAACATGAACCGCACCGACCGCCCCAACAAGGCCACTGAAAACGGCCTCAACACCCTCGTGCTTCACCGCGACCGCACGGTCACCATGTGGAGCTGCACCCGTCAGCAGTGGGAGCGGGGCACCCCCTCCGACTCCGACCTTGCCGAGTGGGACCACACCACTGCAGACCGCATCGCTCGGCACATCGCATGAGCCTCGCCGAGCACCTCGAGGCCGCTGCAGGCATCACCCTCATCTTCTGCCTTCTCTTCCTCTTCATGTCCATCTGAGGTCCCCATGAGTACCGCCGAAGCCCTCCGCCTCTACTGCGGCCCCGAGCAGACACCCGCCCGAAGCATGGCGCACCAGCTCGACCAGCTCTCCAAGGCAAGCGCCGAGCTCGTCAACAGCATGCGCGACCTGAGCCCTGCAGACCTCTACCAGGCACTGCACAAACTCAACCGACAGATTGACTACACCTGCGGAGAAGTCGCCGGTGCAGTCATCGCCCTCGAAGACCTTCACAAGGAGCAAGCACGATGAACACCTCAGCCTTCCGCCCTCGCCTCAGCCCCGAGCTCGAGTACAACATCAAGGCGGCCGCGGCCTTGGCCAAGCTCTCGGTGCCTGCGTACTTCGAGCAGGTCATCGGCCCGCTCGTGCTCACCGACAAAAACCGCCGCATCGAGCGCCAGGCACTGCAGCGCATGGCAGGTGCAGAATGAGCGACCTTCGGCTTTTTGTGTTCTGCGCGTCCAGTGGTCGGGTTGAGACCTTCGCGTCGGTCAACCCCAAGCTGGGGGCGGATGCCTCGGAGTACATCGTCAGCTCCACCGACTGGCCTGGACAGCCTGACCTTCACATCGCTCATCTGCCCTTCGAGCTCATCAACGAGTTCTATGAGTCCAACACGGAAGACCGTGTCAAGCTCCTCGCGAAGCAGGACAGCTACACCCGAGCAGCTCCAGACCGCCCCGGACGGACGCCTGCAAGCCTCGGGAAGTGGGAACGCTTCCTGCCCCGAGGTGCAAAGTGACCCGCTCACACGTTGCCCTGCTCCTTCTCGCCCTCGCCCTCGGCCGTTGCAGCTACGAGGCAGGCCTCCGCAAGGGCGCCGAGGATGGCTGGTGGCAGTGCATGGCCGAGCATGGAGAAGTAGCATGAGCCCCGGACAAGTCATGTTCCGAGCTGTCTGCGCTCGTCTGGGTCTCGACCCTGAAGCCCGCGGCACCTTTACCAAGGTGGTCGACGAAGGCCGCCGCCTCGGACTGTGCCATCACTCGAACTTGTCCAAGTGGGCAACCGGTCAAGCGCACCCAAGCCGGCGGAAGATGCGCCAGTTTGAAGAAGCCTTCGGGTTTCGCCTGGTGACCACGTGGGAGGTCGCGTGAGCGCCTTTCTCATCGGGTCAGTGTGTGCATTCATGCTCGGCTACATGCTCGGCTATTCGTTTGGGAGGGCTTCCCAATGACCGCAATCGAAACGCCCGCAAACGACGCACCCGCTCAGGAGTGGGGGGCGCTCGCCAAGCGCATACCGGGCTGGCGCTGGCCCATCTCGACCGACAGTGCCCCGGAACCAGACATGCCCGGCCTCTTCCGCATTGGTCGGCTACCGTGGCGCTCGACGCCGTACGCGCAATCGAAGCACCAATGGAGTCAGCATTACGGCAAGGGCGAATGTGTCCCGGACCCCGACCACTGGGCGTGGGAAGGGTGGCTCTGGCGTCTCGCAGGGATGCCAGAGGTCATGGTAGAGCGGGGCGGCGAGCGGGTGCGAATCTGGGACGGACGCCCCGAGTACATGATGACGCAGGCAGGCGCCACTGGAATCACCAAAGGACGAGCGCTCATCTCATACGCCGCTGCCCTCGGCCGCTGGCCTGGAGGTGACTCATGAAGCCGCCCCTAAGCCCCTGGTACGCCTACGCGAAAGGCTGGCAGCGCACTCTTCGCAAGCCCTACCGAGACGCCGAGGTCATGCCCTCCGGCGACTGCTGGCGCTACGACGTCCGCACCATGACCGGACACATCGAAGTCATCGGTGTGCGCCCCACCCGCCTCGAAGCCATGGCTGCCGCAACCTCTCACCTGCTCCGCGTGAAGTCTGAGCAGGTCAGCAACGACCTGGGAAGTGACCTGTGAGACACCGACTGACACCCAAGCAAATTGCACGCACTCGCCATTACCGGAAGCTCTTCGAGCTCGCGCTCACCAAGTCCGAACGAGATGCCATCGTTGAGACCGGTGCGAAGGAGATGGGCATTGCGCCCGACAGCCTTCGCAACCGCTGGCACCACCTCGGCATGTGCAAGCGGTGGGCATTCATGCAGCCCATCGTCCGCAAGGCCGTCGCCAAGTACCCGTTCACCGCTGACCGAGTGCTTGCTCGCAGGTACAACGTGAACTGCAGCAGCTTCCAGGTGACTCGCACGCGCTTGAAGATTCCCTGCAGCCTGGTGCGTCGCCGTGCTGCACTGCGCGGAGAGGTTGCCATCTATGTGCGAGACTATGCCGACCTGACGGCCAAGGAGGTGAGAGCCTCCATCAAGGCCGATGGGGAGTATCCTTGGCCCTTCTCCGTCCGGTACATCGAAGAGCTCATGAATGAGGTTGTGAATGAACGCGCAGCATCCTGACGCCCGAGTGCGGTCAGTGTGGCCGATACCGCCCGAGGGCTGCCGCTATGTCGAGCAGACGCTTGCCGGCGGTGACTACCTGAGCACCGGCTACTTTCTTCGGGGTAGCGTCGACAGCCAGGGACGAGGCCGCAGCGTCGAGAACTGCCAGGGTGTGACCTCGCTCTTCTTCGACCTTGACCTGCTCGGCCTGGTGGACGCTGCCCGCCTTGCTCGGGGCGACATCCTGCCCGAGCGTGCTGCCGAGCGCAAAAAGCACATGTACACCATGCCGGAGGAGCACCGGCAGGCAGGCCTTGACGTCCTACTGCAGGACATCGGGCAGATACTTGAGACCGTCATGGGGGCACCGCCCACCCTCACCATCTGCAGCGGGTGGGGCTGGCACTTTCACTATGCAGTCGAGGAGGGCATCAGGAAGAACAAAGACGTGCTGCAGCAGGTGCATGCGGCAGTTGTGGATGTCTGCAACGCGCAGGCCTCCGAGCTGACGCAGGGCATGCACCCGCCCCTGACGACCTATCACAAGGCCTTCGACCGGACCCATGACGTAGGCGCCCGATTGGCCCGAGCACCGGGCAGCAGTAACACCAAGTGCAAGCACAGGGTGCAGCCCGTAGAGGTGGTGTCTGCCTCCGACACCCTCATCACTGCCGAGGCACTCGAGCTGCTGCGCAAGGCACACGTCAAGCAAGGGCAGCTTGGGGACAATGCCAAGGCGCAGGCCGAACAGAAGCTCATCCCGACGCGTCGACGGCCGCGGCAGATACGCTCGGTTGACTGCGACTTTCGCACCCAGCGCCTGAGCGACGGCCGCACCTGGCAGCAGTGTGCCGATGCACTTGCCCCAGGTGAGCGACTCAAGGTCATCTGCCCCTACGGTGGCACCTCGGTCGGGTCGGGCTTCTTTCACCGAGAGTCCGACGGCCGCATGCGCTACTACAGCGCACCGACTGCGACCACCTACTGGAACAGCTACAAGCCAGCGAGCTCGCCGGGACTCGTGGAGCTGATGCGCAAGGCCGCGAAGAAGGACGGAACCCAGGGGGCGCCCTACAACACCCTCACCAACTTGCGTCTGATGCTCACCCATGACGCACACTTTGACCTGTGGTTCGATGCCTTCCGCGAGCAGGAGATGAACGGGGGGCAGGTGCTTGATGATGGTATCTGGATTGACGTTATCGCCCACATGGAGGTTGCCTACGAGTGGCACTGGCGCATTGGCAAAGAGCTGATGTTCTCGGCAGTCGAGAGTGTCTGCCGGGCATCGACTCGCAACCCCGTGCAGGACTACGTCAAGGCGCTCGAATGGGACGGCTGCCCGAGGATAGACCGGTGGCTGATGGAGGTCTGCCACACCGAAGACCTTCCCGTCTATCGCATCTATGCCCGCAAGTGGGCGGTTGGCCTCATGGCTCGGCTGTTCAGCCCAGGCTGTCAGCTACACACATGCATGCTGTTGAGCGGTCCGCAGGGATGGGGCAAGTCGTCGGTGTGGCGAGAGTGGGCGAACTGGCCAGGACAGCCCGACCTCTTCAGTGACACCCGGTTCAACATCAAGGACAAGGACAGCTACCTGCAGCTATACAGCGCCCTCATCTACGAAGACGCTGAGATGGCAGGCTCTTCCAACGCCGACCAGGAGACACGCAAGGCCTTCATCACCTCCGCTATCGACCGGTTTCGCCCTCCCTTTGGGCGCAAGCTCAAGACCTTCCGGCGGCACACCGTCATCACCATGACATCAAACGAGCAAGACGTGCTCAGAGACCGAACGGGCAGCCGTAGGTACTGGGTGGTCGCCTGCATGGGTGAGGTCGCGAACCTCGAATGGTTGCGCAAGTACCGAGACCAGATGCTCGCCGAGGCCTACAAGGCATATACGCAGGGCGAGCAGTGGTGGTTGAACAAGGGCGAAGGGCGCCTCAATCGCAAGGCTAACGGCATCTTCCAATACCTCGACTGGTTCAGTCAGTGCGCTGCCTGCGCCTGGGAGAACAACGGAGGGGGCCGAAGCAACCGCTTTACCGCTGCTGAGTTTGCTGAGAGCATTGACCCCAACCTAAGCACCCAACGCTTCGGCCTGTCGCTCAGCTCCGCCCTACACTCGGCAGGCTTCAAGCGTCATCGCAGCGGAGGCATCACCTACTATTTTGCGGACACCGAGCGCAGGGCCGCGGACACCGGCCTGCTCGCCATCAGGGGACTCACACGCAGTGAGTACCAGCTCACAACGCACGCAACACCCACAACCGAAACGACATGAGAGGACACACCATGTACGACATTACCGAGAACTGCACCGACCTCTTCACCGCCCTCATCAAGGCTCAGTCCCAGATGGGCAGCGCGGTCAAAGACGCCAAGAACCCCCACTTCCGCAGTCGCTACGCTTCGCTCGCTGCCGTCATTGACGCAGTCATTCCGGTGCTCAATGCGAACGGTGTGGGCGTGCTGCAGCTGCCCAGCATCGAGGGAAACGAGGTGCAGCTCACTACCATCCTGATGCACTCCAGCGGTCAGCGCCTGTCCTCCACTGTGGGCGCTCCCCTGGGTAAGAAGCAGGATGCGCAGGCGGTCGGCAGTGCTATCACCTACCTGCGGCGCTACTCCCTGCAGTCCATCATGGGGCTACCTGTGGAAGACGACGACGGCAACGCAGCAAGCCGGCGACAGCCCCGAGCGCCTCATGGCATCAGCCCCCAAGTTAAGTCCAGCCTCCAGTCGGTCACCCGTCGGCTGGGAGAGGTGCCTGAGACTTCTGCCCCCACCCATGCGGACAGGGACTGGGCCGCCCTCATCGCTGCCGAGCTCGAAGGCGCAGGCCTCACGGTGCAGCAATTCAACGTGTGGGCCATGAAGTCGAACCGGCAGCCCCTGGGAGGCATGACGCCCCCCAACCTGAAGAACGCCTACTCGTGGCTGGCGCATGGCAACGGCCTCGGGGTCATCAAGGCCACCATCACCGAGCGTGTCTGATGCTGTACATCGGCATTGACCCTGGCCCGAAGTTCTGCGGCCTCGTCGTGTACCGCGTCGAAGACGACTGCTCGGGTGTGGTGCTTGCTGCCCGAAGCAATGCGACGGTGCAGGAGGTGCGCGCCGTCATTGACGAGCTCGCAGCAGACGACCCGACCGTTGTTATTGAGCACACCCACCCCGGCCCGCCCTCCTGGTCTGTCATTCACACGACGGTCGTTGTCGGTCGCCTGCTGGAGTACTCCGAGGCATCGTGGTCATCAGCATCGACGGTGCCGGTACACCGCAAGGACGTCAAGCGATACCTCGGCAAGGGCGACAGCCACATACGGCGCAGCCTCATCGAGCAGCACGGCCTTGACCCTGACAAGTTCCACTACACCCAAGAGACGGCCCTGAAAGGGGTCACCGGACACGCATGGCAGGCCCTTGCGGCCGTCATCACATTGCACGACGAGAGGACAACACAATGACTATGCCCACCCCTGAAGAAACGGCGACCTGGTCGGACGCGGACTACTTCGCCTACGACGCGGTGAACGCGTCAAGCCTCAAGGAGCTCGCGAAGAGCCCCCTGCAGTATCAGTTGAGCTTGAAGACCAGCAAACCGCCCACCATCAG